AGTACCGATACTTTTGAAATATACCGGGATAATGGCACCGGATGGGATTTGATTGGTGGGCCTGGTTCATCAACCGTTACCGGTAGTGGTGCCGCCGGCCAAGTTACTTACTGGACTGGCACAAATAGTGTTGGCGGTGAAAACAACTTATGGTGGGATGCAGCAAACAATAGATTTGGAGTAAATACAAACACACCAACCGCCGCCGCCGAAGTAGTGCAAACCGATGGTGTTGCGTTATATTCAAACTTTACTACTAATGCCGGAAGTGGCCCAGGCACAACGGCCATCCTGGCAAAGAATACAACAAATAACAGTGGTTATGCCGCCGTTATTGAGGAAAATACACCAAATGTTTCCGCCGGTCAATATCCGGTATTAATTCGCCATACACTTTCCAGTGGAACCGCGGCCGCAAACATGGCAACCGGTATTCACTTTGGATTGCCCGATGATGCCGGAACGGAAAGAATTAACCAATTTTCAATGGACACGGTGGATGCCGCCGCCGCGACCTATTCAAGCCGTTACCGGTTTTTACTTCGTAGCAATGGTGCAGCCGTTACACCATTATACATAACTGGCACCGGATTGGGTGTATTTACGGCCACACCAGGTGCGGCCCTGGATATTCATTCAACCGGTGTAATTGCACAATTTAATACAACCAGTGGCACCGGTAATGTAAATATTGCATTTCAGCGAAACGGTACCGGTGTTTGGCGCATTGGTGACACTTACAACGGTGGATTAAACTTTTTTGAGTTACATAATACTGTACTTGGTAATAATGCTTTACAAGTAAGTGCCGCAACAAATAAAACAACTTGGCAAGCAACTGAAAATTACACAAGTGGTATTGCGCGTGGAAATTACTTTGATTACAATTTAACTATTAATCCGGCTAATCCACTGGCATCACCAAACGCAATTACGGCCTTGGGTGCCAGTTTAGATTTAACGTTGCAAGGAAGTGTTACAATTCCAAGTGGTGCAAGGAGTGGACTAGATGCATACAATTCAATTGGTTTTACAACAACTGGAACACTGACACAAAACCAGGGTTCACAACTTCGTACCTATTCCAATTTGACAACTGGTTGGGCATTTAATGGAACACAAACCGGAACCATAACGCATTTATCCGGTATTCATGTAAGATTTCCGGATAACACCGGAAGTGCCATGGCTATAACAAATAATTATGGTGTTTTAATTAATGACCAAACGGCAAACACTGGAACCGTTACTTACACAAATCGGTGGGGAGTTTACCAAGAGGGAACAAGTGATTTGAACTACATGGCGGCAAATTTGCTGCTAGGTAGTACAGTTAATACTGGCGAAAAATTACAAGTAACTGGAACAAGTAGTTTTAGTGGAAATGTATCAATTTTTGGCGGTAGTGACTTAAGGATATACAATCCAGCAAACAATAATTGGGGGGTAATTAAAGGATTGTCGACAAGTGGTGCGGGATTAGCTGATATATCAATCACTGGAGGTAGTGGAAATGGAATTTTTGTTGCAAGTGGGGGTGATGTTGGAATTGGCACAAATGCGCCAGTTGCAAATACGCCATTAACATTACAGGGTGCAAGTGGTTATACAGATTTATTATGGTTAAAATCTGTAGGAACAAATATAGATAGCAGAATAAATTTTGCGCCTACTGGAACTGGAATAACTCAATTGAATAACACTACTGGAACTAGTATTGTATTACAAATATCAGGTGCAGAAAAAATGCGCCTTGACGCTAGTGGTCAGCTAGTAATTGGCGCAACTACAAATGGAGAGGCAGCAAGGCTAAAAGTAAATGATGGATATATATTTTTAAAAGAGACTGGCGGTGGCGACGTTTATTTGAGGTCTGGATATGGAGTAAATACCGATCCAGCAATACAAGTAGCTAGTAATGATCCTTTATTATTTTTAACTGGTAATACTGTTAATGCGGTTTTAACGAATGGCGGAAATTTTCTAATCGGCACAACGACAGACGCGGGATATAAAACAGACGTATCTGGATCATTTAGAAATACACTTGATACTTATTTAAATACTTCAAGTGGTGCAACTAATATAGCAAGAACAAGCAATTTGCCAACAATTACGGTTCCTAGTGGGCAAGCTTCTATTATCAATATAAATAGTGGAACAGTTATTAGTTATAATGGTTCATTATCTTCGCCATATAATCAAAATATACAAATAGATATTGTATTCAATAACTGGGGTGGTAATAATGTAATTACATTAGTTGATTTAATGGTAGCATTAAGACAATTTAGTGCAACAAGTGGTACTACTTTTGGTAAATTATTTGCATTAAATAGTGGTTCTGGTACAACTTTTGCCACGTTTGATACGACTAATATCACTACAAGCCAATGCACATTAACGGCTTCAAGCGGTGGTAATTATACTTTAAGTATTACAATAAATCCAACCAATCTAACCGATACTTATGGTATTTATTTAAATGTTTTAAATGGTGGTATAAATACCGCGATAAATAGTATTACAATAAGTCACGTATAAAATAAATAAAATGGGATATTCAATTCAACCAGTCCAAATATGGACTAACGGACAAGCAAGCGAGGGAAATTACATTGATGCATCAATAGTCAATGACAATTTAAGTGACTATGCACAATTTTATTGGCAAATAAGTGATGTTGTTACCGATAGTGAGGGCAATGAAACAAAACAAACATTAACCCAGGGTAACACAACAATAAGTGGTGCCGATTACACCGCATGGGGTGAAAGCCAGGACATTAATTTGGCCGCATATCAATATATTTGTAGTCAATTAAACTTAACCTTAATACCTTAATCATGGACAAATTAACGGAACTCAAAGCGCAAGCATACGATTTATTGGCAAACATTGAATGGTTGCAAGCAAAACTTCGCGAGTGTAACCAGGCAATTGCCGAGGAAACAAAAAAGAAAAGTGATGGACAATCAGTTGTTGACAATAATAATTAGTGCCATTTTCAGTGCCGGCGCAACATGGGGTGTACTTAATAACCGTGTAAAGGCCCTTGAAAAGCAAATGGAAAAGCATGATGAACACGGTGACCGCCTTACCAGGTTGGAAACCAAATTGGATATTATTGTTGCCCACTTAATGGACAAAGAATGAAAACACAATTGGTAAGAATTGCCGATGTTATTTTTTTTGGCCCTTTTATGTTATATGCCGCATCCCGGCCAAAACTTAATAAAAGCCAAAAATTAATTCTTACAACAATTGGTGTTGGAACGATCGTTTACAATGCAATAAATTATTTAAAATATGAAACTAAAAAAACCGCGTAACTGGAAAACAACATTTTTCGGCTTTACAACAATATTAAGTGGCATTGCCCTTATTTTAAAAGGTCACACCATTGAAGGACTTACCGCAATTACCAGTGGCCTGGGCCTTGGTGTTGCAAAGGACTTTGACAAAACCGGCCTTTAATGAATGCGAAAAGCAAAGAACTATATTATTACACTGGCCATTGTTGGCCTTTTGCTAATTAGTAGAAAAGTGAGTGCAACAAAGATTATTGCCCAATTTGAAGGATTAAGATTAAAAAGTTATCCTGACAGTGGCGGAATTTACACAATTGGTTACGGCACAACTATTAATCCGGAAACCGGATTGCCAATAAAAAAAGGTGATGTAATTACAAAAGAAAAGGCCCTGGCCTGGTTGCGCCTTAATACGGCGGCACTGGAAACACAAATTAAAAAACTGGTAAAGGTGCCTATTAATGCAAATCAACTTACGGCCCTTACTTCACTGGCTTACAATATTGGCATGGGTGCATTTTCCAGGTCAACACTTTTGCGCTTACTAAATAACGGAACTGAAAAAAACCTGGTTGCCGCACAGTTCATTCGTTGGAATAAGGTAAAAGGCAAAGAAGTTCCAGGACTTACCAACCGCCGGAAATTAGAGGCGGAACTTTTCCTTTCATAAAATACTGATTTTTACTACTTTTTAAATAATGCCCAGTCACGGCATTATTTTTTTTTGTTTATATGATAAAAAGTAATATAAATTCGTATTGACAAACGATTATTAACCCAAAATTTGGAACCATGCAAAAAGACCTACTCAACCAGGTTGGCCCTTACCTGGCCGAACTGAATGGAAAAATTAACACATTACAATTCCTGGGCAAACATTTATCCGGTACCCAGGTTGAATTTTTTGTCACCTTTCCCGATGGTGATAAAGTTATTATTGACCAAAGGTTAATTCCTTTCAATTTACAAATGGAATTACGCACTTTGATTGATGATAGTATTGATGAATATCAAAGAATTGCCAAACACTTAACCGAAGTACACAATGCGTGACAAGATTAAGTTTATTGGTGAAATGTTATTTTTTTTATTTGTAGCAACACCCCTTTGCTTTAGTCTTTTATTCATTATTGAAATTGCCTTTTTACCACAAACAATTAAAAATTTATTACAATGCACAAAACTTACGATGTTCCGGCTTTTCCGCCGCAAATAGTTCAAGACAACCTCGGCCGTGTACTGGCACCAATTCCAGGCATGACAAAACGCGAATATTTCGCAATAACACTTTTGCCCTATTTTCTGGAAACCAAAAAGGATTATGCAAAAGAGGGTAAAAAGTTGAACCCTTACCAGGCCAGTGTTACGGCGGCTGAATTATTAATTGATGAACTTAATAAAACTAACCAAGATGAAAACACTTTACAAATTGTGGAATAGTCCAAAATTTTGGCTTTTTGTAATTGTATTTTTTATGCTTTGGCTTTCCAGTTACTGGAATTATTAATCTTATGACAAGCGACCAGGAATTAACCGAAATACTCAAAGTTCGGAAGTATAACCCTTTGCTAAAACCAAAGGCCGAACAAGTGGTATTGACAATTACCGGAAAGGTAGTTGGTTGCCTGGAAAATTATTGCGTGATTAGTGGACTACCAAAGGCAAGCAAATCGACTTATGCCGCCGCAATGATTAGTTCCGCACTGGTTCCGCCGTTTCAGTCAATATTTGGAATAAAGATGCAAACACCAAAAGACCGCAACCGCATTGCCTATTTTGACACCGAGAGTTCACAATATGATTTTTACCGGCAAATGGAACGAATAAAAAACTTTGCCAGTAAAGAGAGCATTCCCGATTTCCTGGATGCCTTTTCTTTTCGTGAGGACATGCCTAAACGCATTCGGGCCATGATTGAACTTTATTTGTCAAACCATCCGGATTGTTCCGTTATTATTGTGGATGGCCTTTTGGACTTATGCTTAAATTACAATGATGAAACGGAAACCAGGTTACTTACAAACTGGTTCAAAAGAATTACCAAGCAATACAATATTTTGATGATTGGTGTACTTCACTTGGGTAAAGGCCATGGCGAAACCCTTGGCCATTTAGGTTCCAATACTGACCGTTGGGCGCAAAGTACCATGATCGTGGAACGGAACCGGGAAACCAAACAATTTATATTAAAACCAAAATATTTGCGAAGTAGTGATGATTTTGAACCAATAGCCATTATGAATTTTGATGGCCAGTGGAACCAGGTGCCAATTATTGAAACGGACACAATTACAATACCCAAAAAAGTAAAAAAACCTTAAACCTGGGAACGGAGGAACCCGAACAACAATAGTTATGGATAACAAAAAAAACACCGGTTCACTTTACCGGAACAAAAAGGAAAAACCAACTTCACCGGATTACACCGGCAACGTTGAAATTAATGGCAAAAAATTCCGCCTGGCCGGATGGATTAACAAGAGCAAGGCCGGAAACAATTATTTGCGATTGCTTGCCAGTGAAATGCCGGAACAAACCGATGGCATTTTGGGTGATGTGCAAGAGGTAAAAGAGGCGGCAATAAATAACAACCCGGAAACGGATGATTTGCCATTTTAAAAAAAAGGCCGGTTCAACCCGAAGGGAACCGGCCGGACAAACGACTTCGGAACCAACCGCAAGTCACTTGCATTCACTGTAAAAATATAGCAAATGCCTAAAATAATCAAAACGGCAATAGTTTTTTTTGGGCCAAAAGGCCCACGGCCAAGGAAATACCGGAACATTACCAACCTGGTTAAATTTGGCGAATTTTGTGCCAACCTTGGTGCCTGGTACATTAATTGGTACGATGCAAAAAGCGGCGAATTTGACCGCCGCACATGGCTTAAAAGCGACTTTGAGAAAAAGTAGTATATTTGTTTTCTCATAAGCAAGCATAAGTTGGTTTCACAAGGATTGTTCGGCCTGGTTTTCTAACCGGGCCTTTTTTATGCCCGGCCCGGATATATGCACCATGCTTTTTTAATTAAATGAAGGTGAATGCAAGTGATGTTAATAAAAAACTTGGTAAAAACTTGATTTATTCACAAATTTTTTGTAACTTTGTTTCCGTTGTGCAAGCCCCACAAAGGCATGCACACGGAAACAAAAAATGTGAATGTGAATAATTGTGAAAAGTTGAATTTTGTTATTTGCGAATGTTTTTTGTAATTTAGAACTGACAAACGATTAAGAACATAAAGCCGCATTCAATTTCCGAATGCGAAACATATTGTGGTTGGTAGGTGGTGCCGCCGCCTTATATTTTTTATCAAGGTTTTCATTTGGCCAAAAGGCAAATTTTGTACTTCGCGGATTGCGACCAGGTGGCACCCTTTTTGCGCCAGTTATCAATGTAGATTTTGCGGTACAAAACCCAACTAATCAAAAAGTCACAATTAAAAGTGTAACCGGTAGTGTGTCGGTGAATGGTGAATATTTGGCCAACGTAAGTGCATTTGGTGACCAAGTAATTCAACCAAATAGTGAAAGCATGTTGCGTTTGAGTGCAAGACCATCAGCAACCGGAGTTTTTAATTCAATTCGTGAATTGTTAACCACACCGGTGGGCCAGGTGAATGCAAGTTTCACCGGTTCCGCAAATGTTGATGGCCTGGTTGTTCCTATTTCGGAAACAAAAGTTATTTAGGATGGATGCAACAACAATAATGGGCCGGTTGGAACCATTTAAAAACAAGCAACAAATGATTGTTGCCGACCAGTCAACCGGTGATATTATTGAGGCAATAACCGAGGCACATAAAATTCATGCGCCGGAGTATAGCCAAATAAGTTCTTTTTTTAAGGCACCGACTAAAAGAGAAACGGCAAAACGCATTTTCAATTTTTTGAAAAAGAATGTGAAATATGTGATTGAACCAGGCAACCGGCAAACTGTAAAAAGTCCGGCGGCCATCCTGGCAACTGGCCACGGTGATTGCAAACACTATTCATTGTTCGCCGGTGGTATTTTGCAAAATTTAGGCATTCCATTTGCTTACCGTTTTTCCAGTTACCGAATGTTTGACAAGCAACCACAACATGTGTTTGTTGTTGTTAATCCTGGTACCAGTAATGAAATTTGGATTGATCCCGTGCTAAAAGAATTTGACTATAAAAAACCTTACAATTACTCAATAGATAAAAAAAATATGGCCCTTTATTCAATATCCGGAGTTGGCGCAACCAAGGAACAAAAAGCGCGACTGAAACAAGCCAAGGCCGTCAAAAAAGCGGCACCGACAAAGGTGGAAAAGAAAGCCGCTAAACAAGAAGTGAAAGCGGCACGCGTGGCGGCAGGCCGAACAGTTAAGCAAACATTAAAGAAAGGTGCAAAGGTTGTTTTAAAAGTAGCCGCCGCACCAGTTCGAAATGCATTTTTGGCCCTGGTTGCGCTGAATTTTGGCGGCCTGGCAAACAAACTTCAAAAAGGTTGGCAAAAGGCACCAACCAAGATTGAACATTTTTGGGAAGGTGCCGGCGGAAAAATGCAAGCATTAAAAAACGCATTTGATAAAGGAAGTAAGAAAAAAAGAATTTTTGGAAATGATACAATTGGTGCCGCACCGGTAGCCGCAACCGCCGCCGCCGCCGCACCATTACTTGTAAAGGTTGGTGATATTTTAAAAAGCATTGGCATTGAACCGGCGGAACTTATCCAACTGGGAAAAGATGCATTGAACCAAAAGGCCCAGGAGTTGGCAAAAAAGGCCCTTGAACCAAAGGCCGCAAAAGAGGCCGAAAATATTGACATTGCCGACCAGGTATTTCAAGAAAGCACACCGGTAACAACCACAACCGGCAAACCAAATTTTTTACCCTTAATACTTGGCGGTGCCGCCGTACTGTATTTTGTAACAAAAAAATAAAATGACCGCAAAACAAAGACAAGCCAGGGCAAAGTTTAAGGCCGCAATTAAAGAGGCCGGCAAACTTCGTAAGAAAAACCCAAAATTAACCCAGGCCGAGGCCGTAAAACAAGCATGGGCAATACTTTATTCAAAACAAAGAAAAGGTGAAAAACTTGGTGCCGTAAAAAAGAAAAGTGCAACAAAAGTAAAAGCCAAAAAAGGCAAGTCAACTGAAATGCACACGGACACTAAAAGCCACAACGTTAATATTCGTGTAATGTCTGGAATTGGTGCAATTAAAAGTAGTGGAATAAGAACTTTACAAAAAAAGTTCGGAATTTTGGCGGCAAAAAAATTAGTAAAAAGAAAAAAATCTGAAGCAAAAAAACTTCAACGAGAAATGTCTAAAGTTAAAACTCAATTAAAAAAATTAATGAGTTTATAATGTATAAAATATTGCCTTACACCAAAAGAAAAGCCAGGCAACTAAATGTGGTTGTTCGGCCCAGTACCAGGAAAGGCAAAAAACTTGATATTTATGACAGAAAAGGAAACTATTTGACAAGTGTAGGTGCCAGGGGTTACCTGGATTACCCGACATATTTAAAAATGTTTGGTTCCCAGGTTGCCAATAAACGGCGAAGGTTGTATAAAATTAGGCATGCGAAAGATAGGATTGTGAGAAATTCGCCTGGATGGTATGCAAGCAACTTGTTGTGGTAAACGGATGTATTAACTTGAAATAAAAAAAAACAGATGGCAAGAAAAAGAAAAAGTGCGCGCCGCCGTAGAAGTGGCCGCCGAATGGGTGCGGTAGGAAAAGCAAATTTCACCGCGGCCCTTGGAATTATCGCCGGTGCCGTAATTGGCAAGAAAGTGGCGGCAATGCTACCAATTGGTGATGACCGTATTAAAAATGCGGCGGTAACCGCGATTGGTTTTGTGTTCCCGACGATCGTAAAGGGTGACATTGGAAAATCATTGGGCAATGGAATGATTGCCGCCGGTGGTGCCGGATTAGTTGGCAACCTGGTTCCCGCCCTTGGTGCGATGGACACAATGGAATTCCCAGTTACAGTTGGTGAAATTCCAGATGGCATTTCAGTTATTTCCGGTGATAACGATGTTATGGCCGGTGATGATTTGAGTGTGTTGGCCGGTATGGATGAAGATGGTGAGGACTATTAATTGTTTGACACTTGCATTCACCTTTATTTAAAATAAAAAAGCCGGGGACAGGGCAACGAACTGAACAACAAAAATTATGGCATCAACAGTAGGTAGCCGCCTGGCCTTTGAAAAGGCAAAAGAGGGCATTCAGCGCGCCGGTTTTTCCCTTGGACAAGCCGTGCTTTCACAAAGTTATTTGCGCCTAGAAGTTTCCCTTTCCACAAGCATTACTAACTATCAATTCCCAGTGTTAGTAAATGATGTAAGTTCAAGCGCGACAAGTGCAACGAACCTGGAACAAAGATTGAACCTTCAAGATGCGTTCTATGTATCGCAAATTGGACTTTTCTTCGCAAAACCAAGTTCAAGCACCGCAACAAATTTCCAGTTGTGTACTTATCCAAACCCTTACATTTTCAGTGGAAGCAACACGGCATCCAGTTTATTTAACTGGTATAACAGTTCACTTTCTTTGACTGTTAACAACCGCCAAATTGTTCCCGCATACGATTTGTACCGCCATTATTCAGTACCACAAACACAAGGTGGTAACTCATATACAACGGCACAAACTAATGCATTCACTGACCAACAAGATGGTGGAACAAGTGCATTCTATCCAATTGAACCAGGTTGGGTTCTGGTAGGTTCCAAACAAAATACATTGCAAGTTCAACTTGCATCCGCAATGGCCGCCGTTGAAACAAACAGCCGTGCCATTCTTATTTTGCGCGGTCACCTTGCACAAAACGTTACCCCAGTTCGTTAATACTAGGGAAAAAACAAAGGGCCGGTTAATGGCCGGCCCTTATTTTTAAAAAAGTAAATTTTATCAAAATGGCATTCAAAGCCGCTAAATACGAACTGGTTGAATTACTGGTTCCAGGTGTTGCAAGTACCGGACAAACAAACACACAATGGAGTTTTCCCGATTTGCCAAAACTTCGTTATACTTCATTACTTGCAATTGAAACTTTCGGTGTTGACACAGTTACCGCAAGTCCAAACAATGTTGCCGCACCAACCGCCGCAATATTGCAAAAAAGTTATTTGGTGTTATATGCAAATGAAAGACAAGATTTGTACCGCATTCCCCTGGTTAGTTTAGTTCGTACCCAGGCAACAACAAACGCAAGTACACCATTTGTCCGTGGATTGTATGAATTTCAAGGTCAAAAGGTAACTTACGATAAATCATTTGTTCAAATTGCAAGTGCGCCGGGAAATACAACAAACTTTTCATTCATTTTTGGCATTTATTACGTTTAATTAATCAACATGGCCGCCGTACCTACATTAAGGAGTGTTCAACAAGTGATGAACTGGTATAATGACCAGGAACAAGCCGCATGGGAACTTTGCCGCTTTCAACCGGCATTAAAATACCGCCAAGGTATGTACCATGGAAAAAGTAAGGAAGAAGGTGCCGAAAGATTGGCAATTGCATTAAGTATTATTCCCCAGGATGATTTTGAAAACTATCATTTAACGGTTGGCAACATAAAAGGTGCCAAAGAAAAGAAGTTGGAAGATACTGTTGGAATGTACTTTATTGTAAACGAAAAGCCGGCCCACATGATGGGCATGATGCCGGGCCAATACGTTGCAAGGAATGACCGTGATACCGAAATTTTGAATGAATTAAGGGCAATGCGTGCCGAAAGGTTAGCCGAGTTAGAAGAAGATGAAGAAGAAGAACAACCGGTGACACCATCAAGCATTTTGGCCGGAATGTTACAACAACCACAAGTGCAACAAATGTTAATTGGAATTTTGGGCAATTTAGCCGGAAACTTTATGAAACCGAAAGTACAACACATAAGCGGTACACATACCGCCGAAGATTTGCAACAAGTAATTGAAACACTATTTGCAAAAGGTGTAACACCGGATGACCTGGTTAAACTTTCCGAAATGCCCGAAAGTCAAATTTCATTTTTATTATCAATGCTTCGTAAATAATGGCAAAAGGAATTAAAATATCAACAACTGATGTTTTGTTAATTGGTGGCGGCTTACTGGCATTCACGGCCATTAAGCGGTTATTAATTGCCGGTGGTATTGCCGCCGGCCCAGGCACGAAAAGTGCAAGCCAGGAAATTACAAACCCGATTAGTTATTGGAAACCGGCATATTACAAACGGTATGGCGGAACATTAATTACCAGGGCAACGGCTGAAAACTATGCACGAAAAATTCACAATGCATTTGGGATATTCCAGGATGATTTCAACATGATCGTGGGAGTTTTCTCACAACTGAAAGCGAAAACGCAAGTGAGTTTTTTATCCGATGTGTTTACGCAAATGTATGGTGAAGATTTGCTTACATTCTTAACAAACGGCGGTGGTATATTGCCCTGGGATGGATTAAGTGACAAGCAACTTGAAACATTGCTTGGATATACAAACAAATTAAAAAACAAGTGATGAAAAAAAGTTATTTACCAATATTACTAATTGGCGGTGCATTGGCATTTATGTATTTCCGCCGCCGGCCAAGAGTAACGGTAACGGCTGACATGCCGATTAGACAAACCGCCGAAGAATTTGAAGGTGAATTTGCGCAAACCGTTAAACCTGGGCCATCCTTATTGGACAAGGCAACCGATGTTGTAAAAAACATATTTGGTAAAGATGCACGGCAAAAAGCGGCCAGGCAAGCGCAAAGAACGGCGGTAAAAAGAGCAACACAAAAAGGAATAAGCAAAAAGAAAGCCAAGGCCGTAACAAAACAATTAGCAACATTTACATTCCCCAGGATTGGCGGTGATGAAGTAATGTTTTAAAAATAAATTATGAAAAGAAATTGGATATATATTGCCGCCGGATTGTACGTTGTTTGGTTTCTTATGCGTAAGAAAAAGACCGGCCCAAATGCACCCAGTGTGCAAAACGCATCCAGTACGGCCAGGCAAATGGTGGCTGATGTAGTTGACCAAACAACATTTTTACCCGATACAACAACCGATGCGGATAGATACGCACAAGATAAAAGCAAATGTTTATGACATGCCGAAAATTCATTACTGAAACAAAAGTTTTTACAAGTAGTTCTCAAACTGATACTAATTGTAACAGTGTGATATTTGTAAATACTGGAACAAGTAATGTTACAATTGATGGTTTTACACTTACACCAAACCAGTCATGGAATATAACTGGCAACGAGAATGAAATTTTGGTGAAAGTGTATTCATTCAATTTTAGCGGTACCGGAACCAACCAATTAACCGCATTATTCAAACGTTACATTAATTAATAATGTTTGTTGACTTCAATATATTAAACCAACTTGGTTCACCCAGTATTAACAGTAATACATTTGCTAACCGGCCCAGTGCCGGACAAGTGGGCCGACTCTTTGTTAGTACCGATACTTTTGAAATATACCGGGATAATGGCACCGGATGGGATTTGATTGGTGGGCCTGGTTCATCAACCGTTACCGGTAGTGGTGCCGCCGGCCAAGTTACTTACTGGACTGGCACAAATA